CTCGCCCTTTCTTTAATCCAACTCCCTTTGGTTGGTTTTGACGGTTCCTCTTTAGAACATCAATCGCTAAATTTCTTTTGAAGTACGCAAGTGCGCTTCAAATGAACAAAATTAATTGATGAATAAAAGCGCACAAATACATGTACGTACGTCGGGGTTTTCAACCCACCTGCCGATTGTTACAGGGTTTGATCTGGTACATAGTACAAGATGGGACAACTTAGAAACCACATTAAGTTAAAATCTTCCCCAGGAGCTAAATAAGCATCGAAAGTATGTTCATTTTCTGGGGGTGATTTGTTACCACGAACGGCTGGAACTAACAGATTAAGCTGGGCAAAATCTGTCTCCAATACATCTTCGGCCACAAGGGACGCATCAGTATATCGTTCTTCTCTGTAGTATGGATACTCCACTTCGAGTGTGGGACATTGTCCTACATTCGTAGATTGAGCACCATTCCAAGTGTCTAATTGTGAGATAACACGCCGGGAGATACTAAGAGTATCTGTGCCACCACCATCAGTAAGTGGTACGAGTTCAGAAGAACTAATTAAAGTATCTCGTGTAATTCGTCGGACCACTAAGTTGCGGTTGGCACAAGTTAAATTCGCTGAAAGATCGTTGTAAACGTATTTCCAGCGGATTCCTCCTCGGCGTGCAACGAAGGCAGGTGTCAAGTAGTGCAATAGAGTATTTTTTGCATAAACTTGGACAATGCCATCGTTACCTCGATATGGTGGGAACACCTTGTGAGTAATATTTAACGCATAAGATCGTGCGTCATCATCACTCTCAGGGTTCCCGTATGTCGTATAGTAGGCATAGCGTTTCAGCATATCTCTAAACGACGTGAAAGCTTCTCCGAAATACAACGCATTGTCTATATTTCTTGGTGAGCTTTCAACACCCATTGTTGTTCGTGGAATTGAAGAACTGCCTGTGGGGGCAGTGCCTTCGAGACACACTTCACCACTCTGACTAACGAATTGTTCAGAGTGGACAGATAGTGTGTCTATTCCAAGTGCTTCCGGACCTGCTACTTCAAAGTCGTCACAGGCGGAAACAAAAACATTTACCTCGACGTTACTGGCATCACCTGTGGTTTCTGGTGCTGCTAGTTCGTTAAGAACGTAAACTGCGATCACTCCGTTTGAGTTTAGGGGTAAATCGCTAATGGGGTTGACGGGACTTAAATCTCCGTCTCTGGGCGTATGGTTGACAGGTGCAAAAATATTACTCCACTGATTTCCCACGAATCTATACGCCGCAGCTTGATTCCAACTAATTTTTACTTCGATATCTCTGGTATCTGAGATATCGAAAACTTCATTATATCCACCAGCCCAATCGGGTTCGCCAGCGGCGATACCGAGAGGATCATAATGGATACGAAGACGCCCTTTGTGAAATTTAGAAGCTACAACCTGAAATCTATATACAATAGACCCTCTCCAATGACGGAAAGGATATGCTGCATAAGCCATAGGCGTAGGTCCAATTTCAGTTTTTCCTGAAACATTCTGTCGCGAAAACAGCATGGGAGTAACTCTAGAAGAAAATAAGTGCTTGCCGACCGCGTAGGCTGGTAACCACTGAAATCTTGAGAGATAGGATGGACGTGTGGCAATAGATTGGATAACTAGGTCATCGTTTCCATTACCATAGCCAATAGTTCTAGGATCTATCGTAATCTCTTGTTTGGGATCAAAAGACAATTTATCGGTAGCGTCATCAATAGAAGTATTGGCCATGTTGCCCACGTATGTTGGGCGGAATTTGTTAATAGGGTTCAAGTTAATTGGACGACTCCAACCAAAAAGGCTCGCGACTTGAGACGTAGCTTGCGCTCCGATCTGCGTCGCAAATGCCCATTGGCCTATAACTGGAACATTAGTTAACATACCGGCAACTTTGGCCACAGCTGAAGCAGGACGGGAAATAATTCCCTGTCCATACTCGTCTTTCGTAGCTGTCTTGGTCTTCTTCACAGTCATACCTGACTGCGAAACAAAGTTGGCGGGGGCTACATTTGTAGATCCAGCCAAAACGACATCGTCATTCATACGGGCAAAAATTGTTACCGTAATAGGATCAGATACCGCGAGAGCATGCTGTAATTGATTGAAACTTGACAAGGTCAAAGTTCCCATAGCACTCACTAAAGTGGGTTGCGTAATATCTAGCATGTTCAGAGGATTTACAAATGGTAAAGACAATACACCGCCTACACTCTCACTTGGATCAAACATGATGTGTGGTCTTTGTGAGTAGATGATGTTGTCAATAACGGGCGCCGAGCCTGGCGCCCTCGCAGGAATTGTACCTGCATTTCTGGGATTGTACGAAAGTAAACCTTTACCGAAATGGAATTGGGTACCATTGACCATGAGAGTGATCGTCATGGACCCAGATAAATAGGCATAGTTATATAATTTTCGTGCAATAGCGGGATGTTGAAGAAAAAGAGTCCAAGGATCAATGGACAATCTAAGAAAATCTCCTACAGCCCATGTTTGGGAAAGAATTTTTACTGGTCTTTTAAGAAAGGTAGTCAAATCAACATCGGGTTGATGAATATCATTTCTCAAGGGATCAGAAGCGCTCTTTGCTTCAAACATATTCATAGAAATATCTGTGGAAAAAGTTGTGTTGGCAGCACCAGAATCAGTTTTGACCTGATCTGATACATCACCATTGTCTATGCCAGCCACTCCACTGTGACTTTCATAGCCTAATTCAATAGCATTACCGTCATCATCAAACAATCCTTCAACACCTTCTCTGCACCCGTAGTGGGCGCGTTCGATGATGTAAGTTTTGTTACAGACAACAGCCAATTTATCAGCAATCTTTTTGAGTCTCTGCTTATCAGACAGAGACTTATCGTACATGATATGCCTCATAATTTGGAGATTGGTTAGGGTTGCGGTATCCATGTAGAACTTGGAATACCTGGTGCGTTTTCGAGCAATTTGATTTAGCTCTTCTTTTGGCGGACGATGGGCTCCGGCGGCCTTCGGGGTAATGAAGTATTTTTGTGTTTCGGTTATGTATAATACAAGCATGAAGTCCTCATAATAACTTCAGCAGGCAGGGTTCAATTAGTGCAATGTGCATTGTCCTGTTATGTCAGCAAACCTAAAAACTGAACAATAATTTCTTATCAGGTATAAATAACACAAGCTGAAAATTCCAGCTGGTCCTGTGTAATATCTGTACACGGGGATGCTTTTAGTGACGTCCCAAGTCAGTGTGAATAATTACACCTTAGTTACAGAATACTTCTGCATCCAAGATTCTTCACGAGCAGCAAAATTGTTCCAAAAAGTGTCAGAAACAAAGCGTTCCCAACCTTTCTTGGCTACTACTGCTTTTAACAATTCATGTTTTTCCGCAAACACTTCAGGTCCATAAAAGAACCACGATCTGGCTGCGCCTTCGAGACAATCGATGGCAACTCCTTCAAGTGATTCCGTCTTAGACTTCAGGTTAGAGTGCAGACTTTTATAAATCGAGTCCTCGTCGAGCATGCTGATCCACATACCCTTTTGTACGGTTCCGTCGTACTCTGTATATTCATATTCGGGAGCGAAGCGACTTTTCCTTTTGAGAAAATCCGCGTCCTCATGCTCGATGAATGGAACAGATTCGGCTTCTTTCTCCGCCATGGTGTATTTAATACCAAATTTGGCGAAAGTGGCCTGGATGTTAGTGTGGTTGTATTCTGGGAATGCCTTATTAACGCTCATCTTAGCGTCATCTCCATAAGTCATAAGAGCGACTGCCTCAGAAAAGGAGCCTTTGAAATTAGGATAAAGGATTCGGAAAACACAACGATGATACAAAGAGTTCACAATGGAGTTCACATATACTGTAAGATTTTGCCCAGAGGGATTAGAACCGTACAATTGAATGAGTTCCCCATTGAGACTCATGATGGGGTAAGCAATTTCAGTAAAGGCTCCCCTCATAATCTTCAGAGTGTCGTCGTCGAAGCCTGCAGATTTGGCAATATATTCAAAAATTTTCGCTGCCTGCAAGACCATGCGTGCGGACATGTTCTGGTCAAAGGCTGAAAAATCTCCGGCCACAATATTAGATGTCCCAAATTTGGTGATAAATTGGTTCAGTTCGTGCCAACCAGGACCTTCTGCGTTTACTCCCACTGCACATTCACTCTTCAGCGACGCACATGAAAGAAAGCGACAAGAAGTCAGAAAGAATTTTCGGATATTAAATTGAAGAGCCGCAGGAGAAGCTTGAAAGCATCTGACCTTCAACTTTTCAGTTTAGTAGGTTCATCTTTGGTGCAAGTTTTGAAAATGTCGTACGATCTCTGGTTATCAAGCCATTTGGCCCGAGCCCTAGCTGCAATAGCCAAAGTTTCATCATCAAGAATGCGGGGACAAGTCAGAGTGTCATGTTCTACTACTGACAAAAAATGAGTTTTGGCTTTATTAATAGGCCAACCCATAGAAGTGGATGGTTTCATTTGGTCAACGAAACGGACACCGTCCAAACCGGATACGGTCTCAACGTCATCTAAGATACGCACTTCTGCCAAGAGGTCTTTACCAAATGGTGTTGATATAAGACTCTCGATTTCGGACATGTAATCTTCCGTCGCCCACTTGAGAACGTCAGCGGGAAATTCTTGATAAGCATCTCCAGCACCTGCAAGATATTTCTGATAAGGCTCCCAGTGAGGAATTCCACCTTCCTCTCGTTTGCGACAATTTGCTGGTTTACCGTGTTCACGTTTATTTCCCATGATTTCTTCAACGTCGTCGGAAATTACGGAAGTGACAACTGCAGATTTGGGTCTCACCGCGCCTGAAGGCATAGTACCGAAAATGGCAGCTTGTGCTTTCACTTGATGACGGATGGGACTTTTGTCGGCGATATGGTCGGTAGGTGTGAAGTCAATACCATACGAACTAGTAGGGACTTCACCAGAATTGGTACACATAAAAACAGTAGTGCGCTTTGACAATTTCACGATCGCCCTCTCTAACTGATCACGTGTGCAACGCGTCAAGGCCCCTTCATTCTTACCGGATTTACCGGCGGCATGAAATCCAGCCAAAAAAGATTGAGAGGAGTCAGAATGAATATGTGGAGACATACACTGCCCTCTGAAAGTGGGTTTGTCATAGACAACACGAGGACCGCTAAAATCAGCTTCTGGGGTTTTCACTCTTACGAAACTATTGAAGCGAGTCTTACCGACGGACAAATTCCCTTCCACATCTCTGTGAAAGTGTTCGGTGATGATTTTGTGCTCAGTCAACTTGTCGGGAAAATAGGGAATCAAATCCTTTCTATCTCCTAAACGCGGAACGTAAGCGATTGCTAGATCAGAATCTTCAATATGAACACAGTCTTCAGGGTTGATCATAGATTCAAAGTCCAGCGTAGACAAAACTTCAGAACCTTCCTTCACACACTTCAACGTAGAAGTTTCGGTGGGGATAGAATGGCCTGGAATCAACATCAGATTTCCTCCAATTGCTAATCCATTATTATATCTGCCGCCAATTTCAGTATACACTAGTTGTTTAACAACGAGATTAGCTAAATGGCTAGATTGAACATTGGATTTCGCACTTGAAGGAAGATTTTCTTTCGAAGGAACTAACCACACATTGTCTCGTTCCATGTGGACACTCATACCATTACCTTGGGAGGTAAGTTTGGTACTGAACTTTCGAGCTATTTTGTACAGGGTGACCAACGTAATAATAACGCCAGCGAAAGCAAAGAGAACTTTACCCATCTCAATATCCGAATCACGAATGTTTTGGAAAATGATAGGGAGTGTTCCTCTGGACTCTGCAAGTTCAGAAATGAGCTCTTGACGACGTAGTTCGAATACAGAAACGTGCGCGGTAACCAAGGTACCAAAACACGCCATCAAGTGGAGGGGGAAGAGACATAGACAAACGAGCATAGAGATCGCAGAAAATTGCAAAAGTTTGTGGATGGTCTCATTAGAATTCAACAATGTGTAGAGAAATTGAAATTTGAGGGTATCGAATTTAGTTTGTGGAACATAATTCTCCCATTTCTTCCAGTTACTCGTGGTAATGTATTCATCATAGGTTTGTCGTGCTGACTCTCCGAATTGCGATTCAAAACAATCGTCGCAATAACGCGGCGAATTGCCATGATCACAGAGACATTGGGCAAAGATGCCTTCACTGCTAGAAACAACGGAGTGCTGAATTTTGTAGTGCGTTTCAATTTCTCTTTTCATCAAATCAAGGAGTTCTTTCATGCCAACTTTCTTGGGAGAGAAGTTGGGTTCGGCATTGGTGGTACCATTAAAGGCACAACGGAAATACGGGGTCTGGGCGGATTCATTGGAAGAATCTTGGCTGACTCCAAAGCATTTCAAAACTTCGAAATCCCACGCATCGGGATTGAAGATTCCATTCGCGGCGTCTTCGGCAAGTTTAGTGCCGTTGATAGCTGTAGAGTTTTCAAGATATTCCTTCTTGACGGAAACTTTGATGTGCAATTGGAATCTGCGGAGCAACGAAACTGGTTCACACGAGCAATCACTCGCCCATGTAATCCAGTTGTTTGTTGTAGCAGCTACGACCTTGGGGTTCAATTGAATTTTACCTTTCAGGTTAGCTTCTGCCATAATTGCTGTACGACGAATGTTGTTAATGAAGTTGATGACGTTTACGGAAGGGTTAACACCCGTGGTGGCCATCTTGGCATTGGCAAGATCGTCAAGCAAAACTGCTTGGATATGCGCTTTGTAATCAGAATGGTATTTATCCATCTCATTTAAAGTGCAAATAGACTTAGGGTCGACAACATAATCCTTCTTCCCTTCGAGACGAGCTAACTGTTGTAGTGCAAAAATTGTCAGGTTATTGACGATAGTGCTTTTGGCTACGCTAGATGGCCCGTGTACAAGAAAGGTGAAGGGAGCCATGCGGAGACCACCAACATTGCGGGTAAGTTCAAAGTCTGTCGTGATTTTTTCTAGATTTTCGAGATGACGCGACACAAGAACGCGATCATGTGGAGATGCGGAACGTAAGAGAATCCTACACCTTTCGGTGATAGAAGTCAATTTTAATTCGAAATCGTTTGCATCTAACCAAGGAGATTTTTCATACTCTCCAATTTTAACATATTCGTATTTGGTCACGAAATCTGTGTACTCCAATTGAAATGCGACAGCTGCGTCGTCCTCGTACAAGAAGGGGTCTAGTGTGCCAGTCGCAAAGCACTTCCAACCACGTTCAACAATAAATTGCATAGTGGTTAAAATTACTTCGACTAGATCAAAACAATTCTTGTGTCCTTTGAGAGCGGAAACTCGGAAAAGCTCCATCCCTTTAAGGGAGTACGACAAGGATTTGGTTTCCGAAAGGAAACCAAGTGAAAGTAGGGTGGAAATTAAAGTGGAAACTTTGCTGAATGCCTTAGACTCCTTCACAGTAGTGAAAGAATCAAGCAAAGAGGAAAAAATTCCAGTTTGACTTTCCCAATCTGGGAGTGTAACTTCGTCATCATCCCACTCATCAAAAAGATCGTCCAATTGGTCGCTTTGGGAAGCAAACTTAGGAAACTCTTGAGAAATGAATTGTTCGACAATTTGAGCAACAATTGCTTTGTCTGTGACATAAGTCTTGACGAACAATGTTAAAATTGTGACGAACTGGGTGAAAGAAGTACTGTCTTTGGCAGCAAGTAAAAACAAAATGACATTCTCTCCAATATTTAGGATAGAAGTGCCAGAATTTTCTGACTTGAGACAAAGAGCCTTCCAGCTTTCGGCAAGCTTTTGATAGCCTGCGGAGGCGAGAGCTTTGACTCCTGTTTGGGAATCGTAGCTTTCAAGTTTTTCTTTTTCTTCCTTACGAAGAACTTTGTACCACAATGAAAGAAATCTTGTATTCAAAATGGATTTGCGCCGTTTGTACTTTCGAAGTGCTCGTGATAGCTTGATACGCTG